AGATAGTCAAACATAAGAAAGTAGTGTAATGGCACGACAACTTACAGAGAATCAAGTTAAGTTCTTAGAGGTACTCTTCGATGAGGCTGGCGGTGACGTAGTGAAAGCTAAGAAACTTGCTGGGTACAGTGATAACACGCCTACAAGACTTATCATTGATTCTCTTAAGGATGAGATCTTTGATGGTACTAAGACGTACATGGCACGTATTGGTCCTAAGGCAGCTGTAGCTTTTGGTCAGGCTCTTGTAGATCCTACAGAGCTTGGCGTAAAAGAGAAGATGTCTGCAGCCAAAGAAGTACTTGATCGTGCAGGTATTGTAAAGACAGAGCGAGTAGAAGTGCAAGCCTCAGGTGGCTTGTTCATTTTACCACCTAAAGAGCAAGATGCAACGACTGACTAAGACAAAAGAACGTGAGAGCATAGGCTACTGGATGTTGCCTAAGCCTGACTTTAAAGTAAAAAGATGGGAGAGAATCCCACGATTATCGCCTCAAGTTCCGTTTGGTTACGAGATAGACCCAGATGATGAGGACTGGCTAAAACCTATAACTAAAGAATTAGAGCTTTTAGTACTTGCAAAGAAGCACCTAAAGCAGTATAGTTACAGGGAAGTCAGTGCTTGGCTATCAACACAGTCAGGCAGGTATATCTCACATATGGGGTTGAAAAAGCGTATAGATGTCGAACGAAAACGTAAGTCACTTGCTTCAATTAAACGCAAGCTTGCCCAGCGGCTCGAAAAAGCGCTCAGGCAGTACGAGATCCTCGAAAAAGAAAGGCTCGGCTACTACACCTACGAAGAAGAAGACGAGCCAAACAACAGTTCCAGCTCAGGTTAAGCCTGCAGAGTTTGACCCAATAGCTGCACAAGAGGTAGTATTTCAGCCTAACCCAGGGCCACAGACACAATATCTAGCGTCTAGTGAGAGAGAAGTACTATATGGTGGGGCAGCTGGTGGAGGTAAATCGTATGCCACACTAGCAGATCCACTACGTGACTTGAACAACCCAGACTTTAGTGGCCTACTTGTACGTCACACAACAGAAGAACTTAGGGAACTAATACAGAAAAGTCAAGACCTGTACCCTAAAGCTATACCCGGTATAAAGTGGTCAGAACGTAAATCTCAGTGGACCACACCCCGAGGAGGGCGTCTTTGGATGTCCTACCTCGACAAAGACACAGACGTTATGCGCTACCAAGGGCAGGCGTTTAACTACGTAGCATTCGATGAGCTTACTCAATGGCAATCACCCTATGGGTGGAACTACATGCGCTCAAGATTACGTAGTAGTTCCAAAGAGTTAGGCCTCTACATGAGGGCTACAACCAACCCTGGTGGCCCCGGTCATTCTTGGGTTAAGAAGATGTTTATTGACCCTGCCCCGTCTAACACCCCTTTCTGGGCTACAGACATTGAGACAGGTGAAACTCTAACTTACCCTCAAGGTCACAGTAGATCTGGTGAGCCACTATTTAAGCGTAGGTTTATACCTGCTAGTCTATTCGATAACCCTCACCTAGCTGAGAGTGGCGACTACGAAGCAATGCTTCTGTCACTACCTGAGCACCAAAAGAAACAACTACTTGAGGGTAACTGGGACGTTAACGAAGGTGCAGCGTTTCCTGAGTTTAACAGGAATATACATGTTGTTGAACCTTTTGAGATACCCGACTCGTGGACTAAGTTCAGAGCGTGTGACTACGGTTACGGTTCATTCACTGGGGTTGTATGGTTAGCAGTAACCCCGTCAGAGCAACTCATAGTTTACAGAGAGCTGTACTGCTCTAAGGTCACGGCTACAGACCTAGCTGATATGATCCTAGAAGCTGAAGCTAAAGATGGAACTATACGTTATGGAGTACTTGACTCCTCTCTGTGGCACAACCGTGGTGATACTGGTCCATCACTAGCTGAGCAAATGAACATGAAGGGATGTCGCTGGCGTCCCTCTGATAGATCAAAAGGCTCACGCATATCAGGAAAGAACGAATTACACCGCCGACTGCAGGTAGATGAATACACAGAAGACCCTAGATTAGTGTTCTTCTCCACCTGTACAAACGTAATAGCACAGCTACCGTCTATACCTTTGGACAAAAGAAATCCAGAAGATGTAGATACAAATGCAGAAGACCACTTGTATGATGCGTTACGTTATGGTATAATGACAAGACCACGTAGTTCTCTATGGGATTACAATCCAGCTAAAGATCAACGCTCTGGATTTCAAGCTTCAGACTCAACATTCGGGTATTAAAATATGGCAGACATAGAAGACGTAAACTTCGATACAGATGAAGTAGTAGCTGCAGAAGACGGTAGCGATAAACTCTTTGACTCAGTTAACAGCGTTGTTAGCTTCGTTAAGGACCGCTTTGGACGTGCAGAGGATGCTAGACTTGTAGATGAAGAGCGTTGGCTACGTGCTTATCGTAACTACCGTGGCTTGTACAGTTCAGACGTGCAGTTCACAGACACAGAGAAGTCACGTGTATTCGTTAAGGTAACTAAGACTAAGACTCTCGCAGCCTACGGTCAGATTGTAGACGTACTGTTTGGTAATAACAAGTTCCCTCTTGCAGTAGATCCTACCGTACTACCAGACGGTGTAGCAGATGCGGTACACATTAACGTAGACCCTAACGCAGATAAGGCTGGTCAAGACGGAAGGGCTGTCACAGAGAACGTAGCGGCCCCTACAGCGCTGTTAGGCGATGACGGTAAGCTACTACCCGGTGAAACGATCATTGATCTACAAGAGCGCTTAGCGGGTCTCAAGACTAAGTTGTCCCCTGTCAGCGATAAGATCATCGAAGGTGATGGTACTACTCCAACTACTGTGTCCTTCCACCCTGCGATGGTAGCAGCTAAGAAGATGGAAAAGAAGATCCACGATCAGCTTAATGAGAGTGGTGCATCTAAGCACCTACGCTCTATGGCTTTTGAGATGGCTCTACTTGGTACAGGCGTAATGAAAGGCCCATTTGCTGTAGATAAAGAGTACCCTAGCTGGAGTGAAGAGGGTGAGTACTCTCCTATAGTTAAGACTGTACCTGAGTGTAACCACGTATCCGTATGGAACTTCTACCCAGACCCAGAGTCTACATCAATGGATGACGCTGAGTATGTAGTAGAACGTCATAAGATGTCACGTAACCAACTACGCTCTCTCAAGGGGCGTCCTTACTTCCGTGATGAGTCTATCGAAAACGCCATTGCTCAAAGCCCAGACTACGTGCGTAAGCACTGGGAAATGAAGATGGAAGACGATGACATCTCTGCTCAGTCTGAGCGCTGGGAGGTTATGGAGTTCTGGGGTTATGTTGACGTTGACATTCTTGAAGAGAATGGCGTAAAGATCCCTAAGGAGTTACGTGATCTAAACGAAGTAAGCTGTAACATCTGGGTATGTAACGGTGAAATACTGCGCATGGTGCTTAACCCCTTCAAGCCTGCACGTATTCCTTACTACTCCACTCCTTACGAGCACAACCCGTACAGCTTCTTTGGTGTAGGTATCGCTGAGAATATGGACGATACACAGACATTAATGAATGGCTTTATGCGTATGGCTATTGACAATGCTGCACTTTCTGGTAACCTTATTATGGAAGTCGATGAGACTAACCTTGTACCAGGACAAGACATGAGTGTGTACCCCGGCAAGATCTTTAGGCGTCAAGGCGGTGCTCCAGGTCAGGCCATCTTCGGGACTAAGTTCCCTAACGTGGCACAGGAGAACATGCAACTCTTTGACAAGGCTCGTGTTCTTGCAGATGAGAGTACTGGCTTCCCTAGCTTCGCACACGGTCAGACGGGTGTTAGTGGTGTAGGTCGTACAGCTTCTGGTATCTCTATGCTTATGTCTGCAGCTAACGGTAGTATCCGTAGTGTAGTTAAGAACGTAGATGACTACCTGCTAGGCCCACTAGGCAAAGCTTTCTTCTCGTTTAACATGCAGTTTGACTACGACGAAAGTATCAAGGGTGACTTGGAAGTTAAAGCATCAGGTACTGAAAGCTTGATGTCTAACGAGGTACGCTCTCAACGACTAATGCAGTTCTTGCAGGTAGCGTCCAATCCTAACCTTGCACCCTTTGCTAAGATGGATTACGTCATCCGTGAGATCGCTAAGTCTATGGACCTTGACCCAGACAAGGTAACTAACTCTATGCAAGATGCAGCTATCCAAGCAGAGCTATTCAAGAAGTTCCAAGAGCAGAACCCACAGCCCCCACAACCAGGCCCAGCGCCGGGACCAGAAGGTCAAGCACCAGCGGGAGCTAACGTACAGGACACTACAGGTTCAGGTGGAGCACAGATGGGTACAGGCACAGCGCCACAACCCGGTGAGCAAGGATTTAGTGGGAATGTAGCCTAATGAGTGGTATCACTAGACTTTTAGCTAAAGAGCTTAGCTCTGCGCTGGGCATTACGGATAACCCTAAGTTCAATCCTATGTTCAAGCAGACGGATGAGGTTATGCCTGACGTAGCTGATCCTAGTGACCCTACTGTAGCTAGATTCTATAGCCCTCTTGAGAGTGCTCTTGATGAAGCGCCTATCGGTAAAGAAGGTACACGTGGTGAGAACGTAGAAGCTTTTGTACGTAAACGTGCTCCTAAGGTTACTAAGGGTGAGATGGAGTTTCGTGGCTTAGGATTAGAGCCGGGTGAGTTATACACTGCTGAGAGCGCTAAGGAAAGCCTTGGTGCATTAGAAGTTAAAGCTATTAAGCTTGAGCCAGGTTACACACCTACACAAAGACAGAGGGATCTCCTTGACGAAGAGATAGATTATGTAGAGTTAGGTTTAGCAGCAAAGGGGAGCAAACCAGGTAAGCTACCAGGTTTAGAGGTAATGGACCACTACGCAGAAGGTTTTTCCAAGTACCCTGATAGTATCCTTGCTCATAGCCGTTATTCTGTTCGCCAAGGTGACGATAGTACTTATATGTTCATTGAGGAGTTACAGTCTGACTCTGTGCAAGGTATTGTAGCTGATCCCGTAGGTACTTACAAAACCAAACAAAAAGAGTTCTACTCTCTTGCTGACAAAGAAATAAACGATATTGTAGAAGAGGTAGAGTTTGACATAGGTGAAGGTATAGATGCTACTAAAATGCGAGAAGCAGTACGTCGTTACGAAGATATACTATCAAACTCTAAGGACACAAAAGAAGACTTTGAAAAGTTTAACTTAGACTATGGGATCGAAGAAGCTTATGCTAAAGCACTTGCAAATAATTCTAGCATACATTTTGTACTAGGTAAATTAGTACCTTCTACTCGGCTTTCTGATGATATATCCGATCAAATTGATATGAAGATACAAAACATACAGGAATACGCAACAAAGCCTTTAAAAGCAAAAAAGCAGACTATATACTCTAAGCAATCTCCTATAACACGTACTACAGATTATGTACGCATGTTATTGCAATCCGTAATATCAGATGCAAAAAGCCGTGGTATTGATGAGATAGTAATTCCCCCCGTAGAAGAGATAGCCGTAATACGTACTGGTAGCAAAACTGTCCCTAAAGATTCTCCTTTTTACGCTACATATCAAGCTGCAGTTGATAAGGTACTTAAGCAATTAAAGTCTGAACTAGGTAATCAAATTAAGATAGGTAAAAAGCCTTTGAAGTACCGTTCATCCAGTGGAAAAATCAAAGCACGTACAGCTAAGGGTAAGGTCTTAAATGTACCAGATAAATATGAAACTGTACAAGGTACGCTCCTAGATATTTCTAACTTGACTATGGACCCTAAAAACACTAAACTACGTTTCAACACAGGTGGGTTAGTACAGAGGCGAACTAAATGAATGGCGCACTAAAGAAGCTAGTCAATGATAAGCAACTATGGGACGCTTACGTAGAGTACATAGAAGATAAGATACACGCTGCACACAAGAGACTAGAACAAGAGAATCAACCTGATAACATGTACAGGGTTCAAGGCGAGATCGCCTCACTACGTAGATTGAAATATATGAGGGACGAAATCAATGGAAGCCAATGAAGCAAAACAAATGGAGATGATACTTCAAGAGGGTGGTATCGCTGACGATGGTACTACTGTAGACCCTGTAAGTGGCAATGAAGTACCTCCAGGCTCAATGGCAGAAGAGGTACGTGATGATGTCCCTGCTCAGTTGAGTGAAGGCGAGTACGTTGTACCTGCTGATGTCACACGCTACTATGGTGTTAAGTTCTTTGAGGATCTACGTTCTGAAGCAAAGCGTGGCATGGGTCAGATGGAAGCTGATGGACGTATTGGTGGAGAGCCAGTAAGTCAAACTATGGACAACCAAGCAGGCGGTGCTCTTACTCCAGAAGAGCTTGCAATGCTACAAGAGATGGGCATGGCTGTAGGTGGTATGGTTCCACCTCCTGAAGCGGTAGGTAATACAGGTGAGTACAACAAAGGTGGTCAAGTCTTGTATGCACAGGATGGTGTAGATGTAACTGCTGCCAACGCTTCCACGTCAGGCGTCAATCCTTACCAAGCTCAGTTCACACAAGGTATGGGTTCAGCCTTTGCTCCCGGTTACCTAAGCCAACAGATTATTGATGATTACAAGGCTTCACAGGGTCCACAGACTACTATAGTTATGCTCTACTCTCCAGACGGTATTGCAGTGTCTGTTACACTACCTGCAGAACAAGCTAAGTATGACCAGCTTGTAGCTGAGGGCTACACTACTACTCCTGTAGCTACAACTACAGAGACTACAGTAACTACAGGTAATGACGATCCACCACCCCCTGAGACTGCTAAGGCGATTGACTACACAGGTATGTCAACGGAAGAGTTAGCTAAGGCTTACTCACAGAACCAGACCGCAATGGCTATGATGGCAGGTATGGCTGCTATTAACCCTATCTTTGGTGCGTTTGGAGCGTGGGCTACTAATAATACTAAAAAGAAAATTCTTGCAGCAGGGTATGAGCCACCTGAGGGCGGTAGCATATTCGATATATCTCTAGGTGACATAGGCAATAAAATAAAAGAGCTATTTGGTCTAAGCGATGAAGAGACCAAAAAAGTTGTTGATAAAGTAGGCGGCGGTGATGATA